AGTTCTCCTGACCTGAACCAGAACGGCAGGGCTGACAAGCGGGAAGGCAAAGACATTGACCACATGAAGATGTTATCCAAGGGTGGCTCAAACAAGGACGGCATCCGCATCGTTACACCTGCCAAGAACCGTGCCCGTAACGGCCATAGCACAAAAGAAAAGGGCGGGAAAAAACCCGCTTGACACGCAACGCGTGTTCGGTTAGATTAGAACTTCGACAACGGCTGGAGCGAGTGGGACACCCACTTCGCTCTAAGTTTGTTTGTCTGCGCTGGAGAACGAATTGGAAATTATCGACAACAAAGCTCTGTTGTTGACGTTGCGTAACCCACGCCGTGTCACCACAGTCATCCCTAAAAGTAGGGAACTCCCTAACAACCAAGTGTTGGTGCACTGGGGGTTAGATGAGGCGCAAGTCCTCAAGAATCTGCGCGTAAAAAACGTGCCATCACCCATCATGGGACGCTACGATTGGCCCGGCCAGTACAAGCCGTTTGACCATCAGAAAACAACAGCCGCCTTTCTCACAATGAACCGCCGTGCGTTCTGCCTCAACGAGCAGGGCACGGGCAAGACAGGCTCAGTCATCTGGGCGGCAGACTACCTCCTCAAACAAAAACGAATTCGTAGGGTGCTGGTGATCTGCCCCCTGTCAATCATGGATTCGGCATGGAGGGCTGACTTGTTTAAGTTTGCCATGCACCGTTCGGTTGACATTGCATATGGTGCCAAGGAAAAGCGTAAGGCCATCATCAACGGCATTGCTGAGTTTACGATCATCAACTATGACGGTGTGGAGATCGTTGCCGAGGACATTGCCAAGGGCGGTTTTGACTTGATTGTGGTTGACGAGGCAAACGCCTACAAAAACGTACAGACCAAACGATGGAAGGTTTTGAACTCGTTGGTCAAGGCTGAGACATGGCTGTGGATGATGACAGGCACCCCCGCCGCTCAGTCACCACTCGATGCGTACGGGCTTGCCAAGCTGGTCAACACGCAAGGCGTCCCCAAGTTTTTTACAACCTTTCGCGACATGGTGATGATCAAGCTCAACAACTTTCGTTGGCTTGCTAAATCGACTGCTACACAGACCGTGTTTGAGTGCTTGCAACCCGCCATTCGCTTTACCAAAGACGAGTGCCTTGACTTGCCCGAGATGACGTACACGAAGCGTCGAGTGGAGTTGACCAAGCAACAAGAACGCTACTACAACATGCTCAAGAACAAGATGGTGGTACAGGCGGCAGGAGAAGAAATCACGTCTGTGAACGCCGCTGTCAACATGTCCAAACTCCTGCAAATATCTTGTGGTGCGGTGTACTCCGATTCAGGTGAGACCTTGGAGTTCGACATCAAGAACCGCTACAACGTGCTGACCGAGGTGATTGACGAGTCAAGCCAGAAAGTGCTTGTGTTCGTGCCGTTCAAACATGTAATTCGTATCCTGACCGACAAGCTCAACGCTGACGGCTACACGACCGAGGTGATCAGCGGCGATGTGCCCGTACACAAGCGCACCGACATCTTTAATCGCTTCCAGACCGAGCCGAACGGCACCAAGGTACTCGTCATCCAACCACAAGCCGCCGCGCACGGCGTGACCCTCACAGCGGCCAACACAGTGGTGTGGTGGGGGCCAACATCCTCCCTTGAGACCTATGCCCAAGCCAACGCCCGTGTCCACCGCTCTGGCCAACGCCACCCATCTACGGTAGTACAACTGGTGGGGTCAAGTGTAGAAACACACGTTTACAACTTATTAGATAATAAAATTGACGTTCACTCAAAAATAGTTGATCTTTACAAAGAAATACTTGAATAAGTTGTAAAACGTCACTATAATAGAAGTCCCAACAACAACCGGAGAACGAAGTGACAGACGAAGTAGCACCCGCAACCCCCACGGTAGCCCCCGAGAAATTGGTCAAGGTCTACCTGAAGATGAAGGCCAAGCACGACGAGATGCGTATTGCCTACGAAGCCGAGGAGAAAAAACTTGGTGCACAAATGGCCAAGGTGAAGACTGCCCTCTTGACATTTTGCAAGGAGCAGAACGTGGACAGCGTACGCACAGGCGAAGGCTTGTTCTATCGCGTCATCAAGACCAACTACTGGACAAACAACTGGAAGGACATGCACGAATTCATTGTTCAACACAACGCGCCGCAACTACTGCACGAGCGCATACACCAAACCAACCTCAAAGAGTTCCTTGAGGCCAACCCTGACTTGCTGCCACCGGGACTCAACGTGGATAGCGAATACACCATAACCGTACGGAGGAAGTGATGAGCGAACCATTTGTGCCAATCGAAGACTTGGCCAAGCGGTTTACGGTTTCGGTATCAACTGTTCGTGCTTGGGTGCGACAGGGCCACATCCCCAAAGATACATACTTGAAAGTTGGTAACACCTACCGCTTTGATGTATCCAAGGTAGTGCAAGCCCTGTCAAACGTACCCAAGCACGAACCAGAAGCACCGAAAGTTGTAGACCCCACAGCGCCTGTTCAACTTGAACTGGCTTTTAATGACCCTAACGAAGATATGTAATTGGAGAACGAAAATGAGTAATGATCTGTCCCTGTTTGGTAAGCCCAACAACAACGCCGCCCTTGCCCTGCTTGACGGTATCGAAGACAGCCTGACCAGTACCCTTGCGGGTGGCGGTAGCAGCAACAAGCGTATCAGCATTGAAGGCGGTGCATTTCGCGAGTTTGTTGGTGGTAAAGAAGTTCGTGTGAGCGAAGAACGTGCAATGAAGATCGTCTTGATCAACGCTGCGCCTGTGTCCCGTATGTTCTTTATGGGCACCTACGTCAAGGGTGCGAAGACGAAGCCCACGTGCTGGTCAAGCGATAAACAAACCCCCGACAAAGCGGTGCCCGAAGGCCAACGCCAAGCCAAGTTCTGCAAAGACTGCAAGCAACACATCAAGGGTTCTGGCCAAGGCGACACACGCGCTTGCCGTTTCCAACAACGTATTGCCGTGGCGCTTGACGGCGAGTTGCACAAAGAAGCCGTGTACCAGATCACACTGCCGTCCACATCTGTGTTCGGTGATGCAGAGGGTAAGAAGATGCCACTGCAAGCCTATGGTCGTCACCTCAAGGCATACAACACTCCCGCGATTTCTATCGTGACCGAGATGCGTTTCGACATTGACAGCGCCACTCCCAAGTTGGTGTTCAGCCCTGTTCGTGCACTGGAGGAAGACGAACTGAAGACTGCGGTAAGGTTGCAAAGCCACCCTGACACCATCAAGGCAATCACCATGAACGTGTCGCAGATGGACGGTGTGATTCCTGAGCCAAAAGGTACGTTGCCTATGGGTGAGTTGACCAAGCAAGAAGACGCACCTGTCTACGAGAAGATCGTTGCTAAGACCGCGCCGAAACTTGCAAAGGTTGAAGACGAGGAAGTACCCGAGCCGATTAAAGTTACCAAGAAGACCGCGCCTGTCGCTGAACTCAAGTCTGAGTTGAGCGATATAGTTGGTGACTGGGACGACTGATTTGTTTTAGGGTGAGGTCGCTCCTCACCCTTTCTTTTTAGTTATCCCAATCACTCTAACTATTGGCGGCTATGGAAACAAAAAAATTTCTGGAGTCGGTACTAGGGGACGAAGGGTATTACTGCATATTTGCTTATCGGCTGGCCGATGAACGCAAGGTGCAGAAGTTCTACGACAACCTTGACGCCGCAATCCATGCTGCTCACAATTTAGATGCCGAAGGGTATGACGCTTATTTTGCGCTGGGCACTTTTGACCAAGCAGGGTCTCGTAAGGCACCCAACGTAAAACAACTTAGATCATTCTTTCTTGACCTTGACTGTGGGCTAACCAAAGACTACGCGACACAGAGCGAAGCTCTTGCCGCATTACGCTCGTTCTGTAAAGAACTGAAGCTACCACGCCCAACCATCGTAAATTCGGGGCGGGGCATCCATGCGTACTGGCCACTGACCGCGCCTGTTTCACGTGAAACGTGGGTGCCTGTTGCTGAGCAATTCAAACGCATGTGTACAAAGCATGGGATGCGCAACGACCCTGCTGTACCAGCCGATGCGGCGCGTGTGCTACGGGTGCTTGAGACGCATAACCACAAACTGAATCCCCCGGCTCCTGTGGTGCTGGTGGGTGAGGCGGGTGCGCCCATTGAGTTTGATGTGTTCCGCGACATCGTGGGTGATGACTCGTTAATTTTAACGCCCCCGAAGAAGTACATGCCGCAACAGCAGGATGCCATGATGCAAGCCCTGTCGGGCAGTTTCGTGAGTCGGTTTAAGACTATCCTGATCAAGACCATGAGCGGCACTGGGTGCGAACAACTCAGGGAAGTTATCAACAACCAACCAAATATCTCAGAGCCTCTATGGAGGGCTGGGCTGTCGATTGCCAAGTTCTGTGTTGATGGTGCCAAAGCAATCCACAAGATTTCTGCCAAGCATCCTGAGTACACATTTGAAGGCACCGAGGCCAAGGTTGACTTGATCAAAGGCCCGTACCTGTGTGCACGTTTTGACGAATATCGGGCGGGTGTCTGCAAAGACTGTAAACATTGGGGCAAGATCAAATCACCGATTTCCCTCGGGCGTGAGGTGGAGGAAGCTGACGAGTCCGACAACATCGTCATCCAAAAACCACTGGGCGTAACTGCGGCTACGCCGATTCGATACGTCATCCCCAAGTACCCGCACCCGTACTTCAGGGGTAAAAGCGGTGGGGTGTTCAAACACTCCAAAAACCCAGAGGGTGAAGACAAAGATATGCTGGTCTACTTTAACGACCTGTACATCATACGGCGTGTCAAAGACCCCGAGATGGGGGAGTCTCTGGTCATGCGTTTGCATTTGCCCAAGGACGGTGTACGTGAGTTCACGTTGCCGTTGACTGCTGTGGGCACTAAAGATGAGTTTCGCAAGCACCTTGCGTCACAGGGCGTAGCAGTCCTCAACGTACAAGAACTGATGGAGTACACAATGAGATGGGTAAACGAGTTACAGTTTAATTCTGAAGCCGACGAAGCATGTCGGCAATTTGGGTGGCAAGACGACAAACATGAATCGTTTGTTATCGGCAACATGGAAGTTTTCAAAGACCGTGTTGAGGTGAGTTCACCATCTGCGGCTACTGTGGGGCTGTTCCCGATCTTCAAGGCCAAGGGCACGTTGGAGAAGTGGAAGCAGACCATAGAGTTTTACAACCAACCTAACATGGAGTTGCACCAATTCATGTTTGGTATGGCGTTGGGCTCTGTTTTAATGGAGTTCCAGCCTATCAATGCCGCCGCTTTTCACGCATGGAGCAAGGGGTCGGGTCTGGGCAAGACTACCGCCATGTACGCAGGTGCATCTATCTGGGGTGACCCTGATCTGCTGGTGATGCAAGAGCGTGATACGTTCAACTCAAAGATGAACCGCGCCGAGGTATACAAGAACGTCGTCTGCTACATGGATGAGATGACCAACACCAAGCCGCAAGACTTGTCTGACTGGGCGTATCAACTGCCGAGTGGCCTACAACGCAACCGCATGGGGCCGAAAGGCAACGTTGAGCGCGTGCGGGGTAAGCCTTGGAAAACTTTGTTTGGTACTACAGGCAACACGTCTATTCTTGAGCGCATTGCATTGTTTAAGGCTTTGCCACAAGCGGAAGCACAGCGCGTGCTGGAGTGCCAAGTTGAGCCTGTAAAGTTTGCAACCAAGTCCGAGACCGATGTATTCAGCACCGACATCAAGGACAACTTTGGGCATGCGGGTGTGATCTACATCCAGTATATTTTGAACAACTTGGATGCGGTCAAAGAACTTGCCATGACGGTGCAACGCAAACTGGATGCGGCGTCAAGCCTGTCTGCGGAGAATCGCTACTGGTCTGCTTTGGCTTCACGCACCATAACAGGTCTGATGCTGCTCAAAAAAGCTGGTCTGATTAACTGGCAGATTGCGCCGATTGTTCAGTGGATTACCAAGGTGATGGCCGAAGCCAAAGCCATGGTGGGGGAGATGAACGTCAACGTAGAAGCACAACTGACTGATTACATAGCGGAGAACTACAACAACATGCTCCGTATCAAGTCAACGGATGATGCACGTAATACCGCAGGGGCGCTTGACAAGATCATCGTACCTGACGGCTCCCCTCGTGGGCAGTTTGTTGCACGGTACGAGTACGATGTGAAGAAGTTGTACCTGCTGACTAAGCCGCTCAAAATATGGTGCGGGAAGCAGCAGATCAACTACGCTGGGTTTGTTGACGGTCTGAAGGCGGGGAGCACCAAGGCGATTAAAGCCAAGGTTCGACTTGGTAAAGGCACCCACATCAACATGCCGCCAACGGACGTTTTAGTGCTAGATTGCACGGGGTTTATGAACGATGAAACTGAGCAAGTTATGGCAACAACCGCCGCGCTGTTCGAAAAACAGAGTCAGGCTTGACGACCTCGCACCCGATGGGGTGCGTATTGTTGTTCGCTGGGACAAGTTCCCGGTGGGAGCCTCGGTGTTCATTCCTTGCATAAACACACTGGAACTTGTTAGGCAGGTTAATCAAATAGCACGCCAACAAGAGTGGGTCATCCATTACCGACCCGGTATTGAGGGTGGGCGCTGGGGGGTTCGCATTTGGAGAAGATTGTGATACGATTACTGCGACAGTTGCCTGTCACTTCGTTCTCCTTAAACAAGAGTTAGCCCCCGCCGTCATAAGCGGGGGCTTTTTTATCAGTCCAGCAACCCATCGTCGTACTCAGCCGCGTTCTGTAACAACTCAGGACGGAGCTTCTTGTTGAGGGTCACGCCGTGGTACATCTCCTGCGATGTCTTCATGTGTTGCGCCATCGAGTTCTGGATAGTCTCGGCTGTAATCGCCGCCGTGGGGTGCGACTTGTTGAACTTAAACATAGCGTCCATTGCATCCCCCATGCCACCTGCGTCACCGTTTCGTGCGGCGATGTAGTAGTCGCGCAACATCTTGGTACGTTCTTTGGTGGCGCGGCGCTCAACGTTCTTGAGGGACGCATTGATCTCCAACTGGCGGGTGTACTCAGCAGGTGCAAACCCAAACATCTGAGCGTACGCATTGGCAGGATTCATCTCACCGGTGATTGGGTCGCCACGCAAGGTGTTGGCACCTTCGGTCGCAAAGCGGATACCCTTGAACCCATTGGCAATACCTGCGGGGAGCATACGCTCCAAGCCGCGCTCGGTTTCACCTTCGTTGATCAGCTTGACGCCTTGTTGCAGTCGGTCGGCTACGCCGTAGACCGGGCCACCCATGAGTTGCAAGAACGCCAACACTGCGCTGTCTTGCTCGCGATATCCGGTGCTGTTGATCAGCAGGTCGGACAGGCCGATACGGTTGGCAATGGCAGTTCCTGTCAGGTAGTTGACCGCGCCATTAAACAGACCTTCGCCAAGATACTTGCGTGCGGCGGTCTCGGCATCATCCTCGTCGTCACCCTTAAACATGTTGTAGACAGCAGCCAAGATACCAAACATTGGCAGACCCTGCACCCCAGCCATCACCCCAGCGGAAGCGTAGATACCAACAATTTGGCGCATAGCGGCGTCACGGACTTTCTTGTCCTCTGACTTCATTGCTTCGCGGGCAGTCTTAAACATCATGTAGTACATCGTTACACCGTAACGCTTGTACATGAACATGATCTTGCCAATGGAATTCTTAGCCAACAGCGGTGCGCTACCTGCGGATGCGCCACCGTTCATGACTTCGGAGATTTGAACTGCGCGTTTAGCAGCTTCGGTACGAGTGGCGGCGTCGATCTTCTCACCTGCTTTGGCCATGCGCCCAAGCTCAAGCTCGTAGGATGCAATCAGGGAGATTTGGCGGTTCATGCGCTCGCCGTGGTGGAAGATAAACCCAGACCATGCGTTCACACGATTGAGGGCGGTGGATTTCTCGTCCATGTCCAAGATGTCGTGCGTCATCGAACGGCTGAGCAGACCGTAGTCCTCGGCCACTTGCGACAACTCTTTAAGGTCAAGAATTTGGGGGGACATGCCCAGCTTCTCAGCCATTTGCACTTGCTCATCTCGCTTTGGAGCCCGCCCATTTTTCTTGGTGAACTCCTTAACTGCGTCATCAAAATCGAGAAAACGGTAGTTGTCCAGTGAGAAGCCAGCCCCTACCTCAATTTTGGACTTGCCGTCTGCTGTGGGCACCGTCATCTCAGCGTTGCGTTTGAGGCCGCTACCAAAAAACAGGCGGGTTGCAGAGCCAATGGCTCTGGTCGTTTCGGAGTAGCCATACTTACCACCAAGGTAAGGCATCATCACCAGCGGCACCTGTGACATGTTTACCAGCGCGGACGACACGTTGAAGCCTAGCGTCCAGCTAAACGCAGTAGATGTCAAAGCCTTTGACCACGGGGCAATGTCGGGGCTGACCAGCGTTTGGATGTGGCTGTTCAACTCTGCGGCAAAACCATTGGCGCGTTGGGCAGTGTCTGATGCTTCTTTCTTGTCCTCGGCGGTTAGCTTGTCTACTTTGACATTTTTTGCTTCTGCTATCCGTGCAAGCTCGGTGTCGTACTTTGTTTTAGCGTGTTCGTCAATCTCGTCACGCAGTTGGTACATCTTGCCGCTGTACTCAAGGTTGGCCAGTTGATGCGCCATGCCCATGGAGCGTGTGAAGAACGCAGCGGTTGCGTCAAAACTAAAGCCGGGGGTGTTCTTACGCTTGCGGAACGCTTGGGCAAACGATGACTCAGGTAGTGTTGACAAGAACGTACGCATGATCTCATCGGTGACTTCTGGATCGACGCTGTTAGCTTCAAGCGTACGCAAGATAGAGTTCACAAACGAGGTTGGGGGTGCATCTTTGTACGTCTTCTTGGAGCCACCCTTGAACCGTTGCAGGTTTTTTACGCCGCTTTCTTTTTCCAACTCTTTGATTGCGCGTTCACGCTCGACCGAAGTTTCGTAGTGCTCAACGTAGTGCTCACTTTTAAGATCGTACGACAGGCGATAGTCACCATTACGTGTCAGGGGGAAGTACGGCTCAATCCTGCCTTTGGTGGCAAGGCGTTGGTAGATTTCAGTCTTGAGCTTCTTGGCATCTTCTTTGTTCGTTACCGAGGTGTCGATGCGACTAAACATCAAGTCAAGCAAGTCCGCATAGGTCTTGGCATAGGTGTCCCGCATCTGCTTGTAGACGCTCTGACCTTCAGGGCCAAGTTTGTTCCATTCAGGTTGCAACTTATCCCACACCACTTGCTTGTCGGCACCGCTCTCGGACTGTTTGCCTTTGTAGCTGTCGCGGGATTTAGACGGGTCTACCTGCTCCAACGTGCTGGTGGCGATGACATCGTTCAGGATAACTTCTTTCTCGGGGTTACCCTTAGTCCAGTTCTGAATGCGCTTCATGGTGGCTTCGGCTGCACGCTTGCGCTTGTCGATTGCACCGCCCCAACGCTTCTCCAACTCATCGAGCTTGGGTGCCATGGGGATGTCTTTGGCGGCAACTTCAGTTAACGCGTTCAGCGGCAAGCTACGGAGTATCATCTTCCTGACAGCGGAGGGCACGCCCTCACGGAACAACTCATAGATGCCGCCGACAATCTTGTTGTCCAGCGCAGGCATTGACAGGATTCGGTCGTCCAATGTCTTGAAGACTGTGGAGCCCTTGCCCAACAACGATGCTGAGAACAGCGAACCTGCGTCCCGAGAGTTAGGTGCAGGCGACAAGATGGCGTTGATCAAAGAATCGGAAGCGTCGAGCGCGGAGCCCATACCCTTGGTGTCTTTGCCCATGATTGACCGCACAAAGTTGCGGATGGCGTGCATGAACCGTTGCAGTGCAGTGATTGCCTCGCCCTTGGGATTGATTGA